TATCTTTACACCGTTTGTATCAACTAATCCAGCTTCGACTGCAAATTTCTATTTTAGACCAGGTACTGATGTAAGTACAAGTCCAAAAGAGTTTATGGCATCGAATTGGAACGTACTAACATACACAGCAAAAGCAACTGCTCCAACTGCAACACCAGCAACTGGTGCGCTATGGTATAGTAGTGTAGTTGACGAAGTTGACATTATGATTCACAATGGTACAACATGGGTTGGCTATAATAACTTTGATCACCAAGGTGACGGAAACGTTGGCGCAAGTAGTGTACTAGACGAAAACGGTCCAATTGTATCAGCAGCAGCTCCAACAAAACAGAGCGATAATGCAACATTAATTCAAAATGGAGACATTTGGATTAGTACAGCAGATTTAGAAAATTATCCACAAGTATACAAATACAACGGTGATACTTCTAAATGGGTACTGCTAGACAACACTGATCAAACAACTGAAGCAGGTGTACTATTTGCTGATGCTCGTTATAACACAACTGGTGCAAATAGTGCTACAGCAGGAGCCATTTCAGAAATGGTTACTAGCGACTTCTTAGATCCAGACGCTCCAGATCCAGCATTATATCCAAAAGGTATGATTTTATGGAACACACGTAGAAGCGGCTTTAATGTTAAACGTTACGAGCGTGACTGGATTGATACTACAGCACTTAACGGTAGACAAAGTGACGCTTCAATGAGCGGTTACTATGCCAATCGTTGGGTAACTGAGTCTGCAAACAACGTAGACGGCAGTGGCGCATTTGGACGTAAAGCACAACGTAAAGTTATTATTCAAGCTCTACAAGCAGCAGTTAACAATAATGACGATATACGTGATGACGAATCAAGAGTGTTTAACTTAATTGCATCACCTGGTTATCCAGAACTAATTGGAGAAATGAATACTCTAAACAATGACAGAGGTTTAACTGCATTTGTTGTTGGAGACTCACCATTTAGATTAGCGTCTAAAACAACTGATTTACAAAACTGGGCAAGCAATGCTAACCTAGCAGTTGAAGACAACGATAACGGTCTAGTAAGTAGAGATGAATACTTAGGTGTTTATTATCCAAGTGGATTTACAAGTGACAATGCAGGTAACAATGTTGTTGTTCCAAGTTCGCACATGGCACTACGCACTATTGCATTAAATGACCAAGTTGCTTATCCATGGTTTGCACCAGCAGGTACAAGACGTGGTAGCGTAACTAACGCAACAGCAAGTGGATTTGTTAATGCAGAAGGTGAATTCCAGAGTATTGCACTTAACGAAGGACAGCGTGATACGTTGTATTCAAACAATGTAAATCCAATTACATTCATTAACGGTGCAGGACTTGTTGTATTTGGTCAAAAAACTAGAGCAGCAAACGCAAGTGCATTGGATAGAGTAAACGTAGCACGTTTAACTGTATACTTACGTAGTCAGCTTAAGAAACTTGCAAAACCATATATCTTTGAACCAAATGATAAAATCACCCGTGATGAAATCAAACAGCAGGTTGAAAGTTTAATGGTAGAACTAATTGGACTTAGAGCAATCTTTGACTACTTGGTTGTGTGTGATGAAACTAACAACACACCAGCAAGAATTGATAGAAACGAACTGTATGTAGATATTGCTATTGAACCAGTAAAAGCAGTAGAATTTATTTACATCCCGCTACGTCTTAAAAATACAGGAGAAATTTCCGGGTTATAATATCATAAAGTAGGGGGTTAATAATAATCCCCTACAAATGATAAATACTTGTGAATAGGAGTAATAAATGGCAATCTCATCATTATCAAAATTAACAGTTCCGTTAGCAACAAACGACAGCGCAAGCAGTCAAGGTTTGCTGATGCCGAAGCTGCAATACCGTTTCCGTGTAACATTAGAAAACTTCGGCGTCTCGACTCCGACAACAGAACTTACAAAACAAGTTATGGACATCACTCGTCCAACAGTTTCTTTTGATCCAATGGAAATACCAATTTATAACAGTAAAGTTTACCTTGCAGGTAAGCATACATGGGCACCAATTACGTTAAACTTACGTGAAGATGTTAACAATAACGTACAAAAATTAGTAGGTGAACAACTACAGAAGCAATTCGACTTTATGGAGCAAGCAAGTGCTAACTCTGGACAAGACTATAAGTTTGTTACACGCATTGAAATCTTAGACGGCGGCAACGGCGCAACAGGTGTAAATGTTTTAGAAACTTGGGAATGTTACGGTTGCTTTATAACAGAAGCAAACTACAACTCACTTGCATACGCAAACAATGAGCCAGTAAATATTACACTAAGTATGCAATACGACAATGCTATCCAAACTCCAGAAAATACTGGTGTAGGAACAGCAGTTGGCAGAACACTAGGAACAAACGTAACTGGTGGCGGTTAATATTTAAAACACAGATTGCTATTAGAATAGAGGGAGTATATTTTATACTCCCTTTTATTTTATGCGTAGTTTACGAATAGGATAAATACAATATGGCTAATCCTTTTAATGGTTTCTTTGATAATTTGTTTAGCGGCGCACTTAGCCCGAAAGGCAATCTTGGCGACTACCAACACGCTTCAAAAACCTTTGTAGATGGAAATTTTAGACTTGCTCCAAAATTTGACCATCTTTATCATGTTGTGCTTAATGTTAATCCAGAAATTGATTTAGTTAATTTTGGTGCATTTAATAATCTTATAAAACGTGAAATAAATTTATTGTGTTCCGCAGTTGATTTACCGTCCTATAATGTTAATACTGCTACTATAAATCAATATAATAGAAAAAAAGTTACACAAACTAGTGTTGATTATCAACCTGCAAATATGACGTGGATTGACGATAACGCAGGCATTAGTAACTTTTTATGGCAAAGTTATTTTAACTATTATTATAGTGATGCATCGCATGTGTCAAGCAATGGCACAGCACCTAATATCAAAGACCCAGCTTACGAACGTGAAGGCAACAAAAATACAGGATACGGCACAGGAGCAGTATTTAATAATAGGTTTGGATTAGACAGACCAGGCAAAACTGCAAACTTTTTTACAAGTATACAAGTATTTCAATTGCATCCGCAAGATGGCAAACCTACAAACACAAGTTTTACCTATATTAATCCTTTGATTGATAGCTGGGATCACAACAGTGTAGAAAGGTCTGCTACTAGCTTTAGCGAAAATAGAATGCGTTTTAGTTACGAATCAGTTATTATGGATCGTAACTTTACAAAAGTTGGCGTTACACCTAACACATTTGGAGAAGGGCGCTACGATACTGCTCCGAGTCCTAACAGTATAGCAGGTGGCGGAGCTAGTAGCTTTTTTGGCACCGGTGGTGTATTAGCCGGAACAAGTGCTACTGTGCAAAACTTACAAAATGGTAATGTGCTAGGTGCATTAATTACTGGCGCAAATACTTTTAGAAATGCAAAGAATTTATCGTTTAATAATTTAGCTAGTGAATTGATAGGCGCTGGAGAAGATATCATAGTTGATGCAATTGGTAATAATCAATTTCCGTCAAATGGAAATAAAAATGTAACTAATGCAAATCCAAAGGAATTTTAAATGAGTGACTTTTCAACCACAGACATAAATTTACAAGATTCAATATCATTATCAAAAGAAAAATTTCTCAATACAAAAAAAGAAAGTTTAAGTTTTCCAAGCAATCAAGTTGATGCAGTAGTTGGATTTTTTGAAAACAGAGGTTTTGATACACTAGCTTCAACTAGTGTAGCTAGTGTGCTACTAACGCAAGCAAAAGTTGACAATGCAAACGTAATGGAATTACTTGAACAATTAAAGGGATATGACAAAGTTAAGTTAACAAGTTTAATAGTTGCTATCTTAAATGCTAATAGAAGTAATATAAGCAAATTAGGATATAAGGCAATTGAAGCAGAAAACACTGATAACTTAGTAAGTAGAAATATCATGGTATAATGGCCAAGTATGCACAAGGCAAATATACGCTAAAAAATCCAGAAAAATATATGGCAAATAGACAACCGACTTATCGTAGTAGTTGGGAGTTTGCTTTTATGCGCTTCTGTGATGAACATCCTAGTGTAGAAAAATGGGCAAGCGAAGCTGTAAAAATACCTTACAGAAATCCATTCACAGGAAAACAAACAATATATGTACCAGACTTTTTTATGGTGTACACTGATGCAAAAGGTAAAAAACATGTAGAATTAATCGAGGTTAAACCTTTTAGTCAAACAAGTATGAAAGAAGCAAAACGTAATAAACGTGATCAAGCACATGTTGTATTAAATCAAGCAAAATGGGCAGCAGCATATGCGTACTGTAAACAACAAGGTATTACATTTAGAATTGTAACAGAAAACGATATTTTTCATACAGGCCGCAGAGGTTAATATTATTGCATAAATAATACTAGCATATTACGGATAATAACATGACTAAAAAATTAGAAGATTTACTAAACTTACCAGATGCAAAAGAATTCATTCAAGAAGCTGAGGATAAAAAGTCCCAAGCTGTTGCAGCACAAGAAGCATCGTTTAGAGACATTGAAGACTTAGATAAAATTGCAGCCGCATTACCTAGTGTAAAAGGATTGGGCGATGCAGCAGATGCAGAATTAAATGAAGTAGCTGACAAAGCAATGCAAGCATACGACGATTTAATGGACCTTGGCATGAATGTAGAATCACGCTATAGTGGTAGAGTTTTTGAAGTTGCAGGTACAATGTTAAAAACTAACCTTGATGCAAAAGTTGCAAAGATGGACAAAAAATTAAAGATGATCGAATTGCAGTTAAAGAAGCAAAAAGCAGATGCTGATACATTTTCTTCTCCAGCAGGAATGTCAGAAGGAGACGGATATGTTGTTACTGATCGTAATAGCCTTTTAGAGAAGTTAAAAGGTATGAAAGACGATAAATAACATATAGCCAGGAAAACAACGATGAACACATTTAAAAATATTTTACTAGAAACACACAAAGTATATCCTTTCAAGATCGGTATTGCAGGCGATCTTCCAGACGGTTGTGAAGAAAGTGTAAAATCTTGCTTACAAAAGTATGCTATAAAAAGCATGTCAGCAGGTAAGAAAACACCAATTCAAAAACGTCCGTTAGATTTTCCACAATTAGAAAATATTGATGTTCATTATTACGAAGTAGAACTACAGTATCCAACAACAGGCGATACACTACAAGAGTATATCGGACAGTGCTGCGGAATTGATGCAAGTCATATTATTGTTAGAAATCCGTTAGAACAACAAGAGCTATATCAAGAAGAAAAGGACGATGGTCCTTACGAAGCAAAACTAACACAAGAAGACATGGGAGGTGAGTCTGCACAAGAAGATGCTGGCGGTAACCGTGTAATGAACTTGTTAAAAGAATTAGAAACAGCACGTAAAGAAAGAGACGATGCTGATAGTGGCTACAAAATGGAACAGCCTCTAGAAGAGCCTACTAATGATAAAAGCGCAATAGGGAGTTAAACAATGAGTAGCATGGCAGATATATTAAGAGCAATGGATGCAGCTGATAAGCCAGTTGCAGAATGTCCACCTGAAATGGGTGAAATGGATCAAGGCGGATCAATCAATATTCAAATGAACGATGCAGGCCAAATGGCACAATTATTGCAAGCGTTGCAATCAGTACAGCAAGGCGAAGCACAAGAAGAAGAAGTTGAAGAATACGATAACGAACCAGAAGAGGAATACATGGGTGTAGACGCAGTACTTCCAAGTGGTGACGATTTACACAAAAGTAAGAAATCATATCCAGCAACAGCAGGCGGCGATAACCCAATGAATGTTGAAAGTATTAAGGATCGTTTATGGGCAGCACTTAACGAAAAGAAAAAGCCAGATGCTGACGGCGACGGTGTTCCAGACTGGGCAGACAAGAAGCCTGGCAAAGACGATAACGAAGGTAAGAAAAAAGGTAGCAAGCCTAAAAAAGGCGAAGTGCCTCCACAGTTTAAAAAGAAATAAAAATACAATAAGTCAATAGCGCCAAACGGCGCTATTTTCTTGACTAAATATTAACATGGCAACTTCACTAGATGGCGTTTTAATTAAAAAAGCCAATAAACAAGAAACATATACAAACGACCAAGTCGAAGACTTGATGGCATGCATGGATCCTGATACTGGATACTTGCATTTTGCACGTAAATTTGCACATATTCAACATCCTGTAAAAGGCAAACTCTTGTTTGATCCGTTTGAATATCAGTTAGGCTTACTGCACAGTTATCACAGCTACCGTTTTAATATTAACATGATGCCTAGACAAACAGGCAAAACTACGTGTGCTAGTATATACCTAGCGTGGTATGCAATGTTTAATCCAGATCAAACTATTCTTATTGCAGCACACAAATACACAGGTGCTCAAGAAATTATGCAACGTATACGTTACGTATATGAACTTTGTCCTAATCATATTAGAGCAGGTGTTACAAGTTACAACAAAGGTAGTATTGAGTTTGAAAATGGTTCACGTATTATTAGTCAAACAACAACTGGTAACACAGGACGTGGTTTGAGTATTTCATTATTATACTGTGACGAGTTTGCATTTGTGCCTCCAAACATTGCTGAAGAATTTTGGACTTCAATTTCGCCAACACTAGCAACTGGTGGTAGAGCTATTATTACTAGCACTCCGAATAGTGACGAAGATACGTTTGCTATGATATGGAAACAAGCAGAAGAAAAGTTTGATGTACATGGCAATGAACAAGAAGTTGGCACAAATGGCTTTCATAGTTTTATTGCACATTGGAG